TTTTCTGCTTTGAAAAATACTTGAGTTAGCATCTGCTACTGTGCCACCCATACCTAATGTATTCATCATAGTTGGTTTAAAATTTTTCTTTCTAGTTTTTAACATATTTTTTTGGTCAAGTGTTCTTTGTTTATTAACATCAGTTTCAGTATCTGACTCACTTGGTCTTCCTGTAATAACAGGTGGTGGTGTTGGTGGTATAGAACTTTTTGGTGTTTTATATGTTGTACCCATCTTAGACTCCTACTTCAAATCTGTGTTTATGATTTTTAGTATCTCTTCCTCTTAAAGAAGTTCTCCATAATAAATTTTTAATTTTTTCTTTTTCAACTAATCTAATGTTGCCATCAAAACGTTCATAAGCAACATATTTCATATTTTTCATCGTATAATGAAAAGCCATATTTGGGTCACCTGCGAGAATGTATATAAACCAAGTATCTAGTTTGTCAAGTATAATCTTTGATTTTTTTCTTATAGACTCTGAAGAAGTTTGATATGCACAAACAAAACAATCATCATCTGAATGAAATGCTCCTACTGTACCACAGTGTTCTATTATTTTGTAAAATTCATCAGGTTTATCTTTGTATAATAATTTTGCTCTTTCATATGGTTTCATACTATAAACTCACTTCCGTCCACAAACTGTGGTGTTTTCCTTTGTTGTCTCGTTTTTAGATATGGGTCTATCATTCTATTATGCATTGCCATACCTAACATTCTAACTGCATCTGCTCCATGAGAATGTTCATTGTGTAATATTTTACCACTACTGGCATTCCATTGATAATTTACTAAATGTTCTAATAAATTTTCAAGCTTTGAATTAATCCATATAGTTGGAAGTATTCTTCTTATAATTTCAATATCATCTCTTACAGAATTAGTTTTTGGTATTGACCTAACATTAAAACCATATTCTGTTCTACAAAAATCAATTATGTTTGTTCCTGTGTTACCCATTCTTTTCTTTGAGTCATGTGGCATAAAATGTCCTGCGTAGTCATAGGGTTTGCTATTTATCACATCAAGATAATGTTTTATATCATGTCCTGTGCTTTCGTAGTAATCAATAATCTGTATTCTATCTGTTCGTGTATCAATGTGTGCAAATACTATTGCCGTTGGGTCGTCCATACCTAAATCCCAAAATGTATATACCATATCACCTTTTTGATAATGCAATGGTGCAATCATTCCTTTTTGTTCTAACTTAGCCATTTCATATCCATACACTGAGTTTGCTACATCTGCTACTGCTTCGTTAAGATATTCTTGTCTAGCTAGAGAATATGAAATCATTTTAGAATCTACCCTGTCCTGAACATTCAAATACTTTAATCCAGTGAGAGGGTCAGTCTTACCAAGTAACTCAGGATTTAAATTCATATCTTCACTTACCCAACAGTATCGTTTAGTTTGTTGAGGAGTAAGCCATTCACAAAACCAATTAGGGTCATGTTGGTTAGCTTCATACATTTGGTACAACAAATTTTTTCTACCACGCATTGTTCCATTCATAATTATCCAAGCATTACCCTCATCTAAAATCGGAGATAAAAATCCTGTGACCTCTTCTTTGTGCAATGAAAACTCAGACAAGGCGTATCCATAACCCCCCTGCCCTACAAAGTCTAGGTTGTCTGTACCACTGAAGTTTACGACTGAACCATTAATTAATCCAATCTTCATATCGGTATTGTTTTTGTACGCAACTATTTCTTTGGGAAAGATTATATCTAACAGGTTACCTGATAATCCATTGATAGTCACGATGTTGTTCCATATAGCACGTTCTGCCCATTTACGTGTAGGAAATAAATAATAGTAAGAACCTACTCGTTCTATTGCACGTTGAGATAACATACTTGCCGTTGTTACATCTTTGCCGTGTCGTCTTGCCCAACTAATTAAAATATTCTTACTACCTGCTTCTAATGCTTTCCATGCACCCATTTGATAATCTCTAGGGAGTATCTGTGGCAGGCGTATGCGTAATTCTTCTAAAAGTTCCATATCAGGCTAACCCAATATATAACTCCCAAAGAGATTAAAATTTTTGCGAGAATATACATTATTTTTTTGTCCAATCTATATCGTCATAGTTTTTACGATATTTACTTTTCTGCCCAGTTGTTCTTGAAAAATTATTATTATCTAGTGTTTTTTTCCAATCTCTTTCGTCCTGTGCTTTCTGTGTATATCTGTACGGGACGTTTGGTTCATGATAGCCACTGTTCATCTGTCAACTCCTCAGGTTGTTCTCCTGTGTAACACATCAGGCATACAAATTCAAGAGGAACATTGTCAACACCCATAATAACCAGTACTGGATTATCCTGACTGTCTACACAACAACATCTTTCGCAACTCTTAAATTTAATCACACTCAATTACCTCTTCAAAGTCTGTGCCACAGTATGGACAGAAGTTAGGGTCATTTATTCCTAAAGGCAACTCTAAAATAAAAAAATGATTACCACATTCGTAACAAACGAACACGGATAGGTCTTTCACATGTATAGGTAACTTTTTCAAAATTTTCTCTCTGTT